TTGAGACAAAATGGAGAAGAGTAATGAAGAGCGTGTTCAAGATTCACAATCCTAAGATAAATAAATTCAGTCAGGCATCAGCAGAGAATTTTTCTTTGATGGTTGTCATGGCTGTGTTATCTATCCAACAAGATTGGTTTAGTGTAGGTAATCAGATACAAGATTATCGAAAGAGAGGATTGAGATCTAGATTTGTATGGGGTAATAAAGCTAAGGCTGTCAAGTACTTACGCAAACATAGTGATGTACTGTATAAAGAGGCTATGATCTGTTTGAAGTACAAAAAGAAACAACAATTGGAAGAAGAATTGATGCAAGTATTCTTACAGATAGATGGCTTAGGCTTAGTCAAGGCAGGATTCTGCTGCCAATTATTCTCTGGACATGTAGGTTGTATAGATTTACATAATGAAAAGAGATTTGGCATTAGTAAAAATGTTCTAAGCTTTAGTAAAAAGACTAAACCAGAAACGCAACTCAAGAAAATTAAATTGTATCTAGAGTTGTGTCGTAAAGAAGGATGTGAAAAACTTTGGAATGGGTGGTGCAAGCATATCGCTGATATCTATCCAAAGAAATGGAAAGATGCACACCATGTTTCGCAAGTGCATTTCGACTATGTGGCTAACTAAACAATTAACTAACGAGGAGTTAGATATTATGATCAATCCAAATGACAACGAGTTCGACTTGGATTCTTTTTTGAACGATGACGTTGAGACTTTCTCTAGGTCTACTACGGATAGCATCGACAGCATTGGCGTGTTCGATGAGGAGGATGTGATCTTAGGAGTGGATATTCCTGACGAGGAGGAGGAGGTAGTGATTGAAAGTATGCTCAGAATATAGTAAAATAAAACCCGGAGAAGACAGACCTAATTGTAACAAGATTGCGGTAGTTTATAAAAGTAATTATGAACGTCCTTTATGTGCAGTTTGTTATAAGTTTCTTGTTATAGAGCCTTACAAAAAAAGGAGGATACCTACTAAATGAAAAGAGATATGCGCTTTAACCTGTTGATCTTTATAGTATTTTTAATATTCTTACTAGCTTCCTTTGGTGCGTATGCATCAGATGAGAACGAAGAAATATTTTGCTTAGCTAGGAATATTTATTTCGAGGCAGGTAACCAACCACTAGCAGGGAAACTAGCCGTTGGACACGTTGTTATTAACAGGAGAAACAACGGTCTATTTCCTAACACTATCTGTGAGGTAGTGTACGATGGTGGGACTAGAAGAAACAGATGTCAGTTCAGTTGGTACTGTGATGGTAAATCAGATACACCTACTGACTCTGTTACGTGGATGGATTCAATGGTGATCGCTAACCGTTTACTAAATTCAAATAGTAGACTTGATCTAACGGAGGGAAGTTTATGGTATCACGCTGATTATGTTGAACCTGATTGGGCATCTCAGTTGAAACACAAAGTTACAATCGGAAACCATCTATTCTACAGGTAACTAAATGAATTTATTTTAGGGTGTCATAATTCTGTAACATTAGTATGCTACCCTATTGCTGAATTTATTAAGTAGAAAAGATATTACTATACTTTACACAAGGAAAACACAACATGAACACACATGTAATTGATATAACTAAGTACCGCACAGTTCAACATCCACTTGATCTAGTAGTAACACCAGAGATAGTAGATGTAAAGATGGAAGAGAGAGCTGTGTACTATCCAGATGGATATGGTAACATCGTATCTGATCCAGACAGGAAAGGAATACATCGTGTAGGTGGAGATACTGCTGTTAATATTGTAGGTAAAAACTCCTACAGTATTGAAGGAGGTCAGTACTCTGATCTATATAGGTGTATGACTAACGTGCTGAAGAACTCAGGTGTGGACTGTAACGGTATCAAGGTTAGATCTGATGTTACTCCAGATGGTGCATTAGGATACATATCTATGACGCTGCCAGAGTACACTATCGAGGTAGCTAATGGAGATGAGAGTCAGTTCCAGATATCTGGTAGGACTTCCTTCAATGGGATCTGGCCTACTGTATTACAGATAGGTGCTATTAGAATTATCTGTACTAATACTCAGGCTTTCGTGGAGAACTTCAGCATGTACAAGGCAAAGCATACGCCTAGCTTTGATATAAGTCATGCTCAAAGGAAGTTACAGAAAGCATTAGAGGATTATCGTGCAGAAGGAGAGCGGTGGAAGCGTTGGACTAAGAATGATATCTCTGACAGGGAAGCGTTCAATGTCTTTGCCCTCGCTGCTAAGTGTAAGGTTGCTTTGACTACCAGCATGTCTGTTTCTGTACAAGATCTGATTAATGATAAAGAGAATTACTCTGAAGTCTCTAGGAATCAGAGCCTTATGTACTTATGGGGACAGTACAAGAAAGAGATCAAGACATTAGGCAGGACTCATTGGGCTGCTTACAATGCCATGACTCACTGGAGTACTCACATGCCTATTCAAAGGAAGACTTCCAAGAACAACATCATCTCTGCTAGGGTAAACAGAGAAGTATCTGTTCGTTCAGCAGCTAAGGAGATGCTAGCCGCATAACTAATGTCGCTATCCTGAGTATGATATTAAACTGCTCAACTTATTTAAACTATTTAACGAGGCAAAGCTAATGAGTATTGAAATATCTGTAGATCATGGTAACATTCATCATGTAAATAACATTAGGATAGAAAAGAAACATCTTGATAGTAACGGAAAGGAGTATCTTGAGCTAACGGTTTTTGAGCACATTAAGAAGGAGGAGATCATTGAACATGAGTTTGCTTTCTTTGCTGGCGATGAGAATAATTCTCCAATAGAATTGATAGGTAACTTTGAATTGTCTATGACTAATATGGGAGCTGAGTAAATGGATCTTAGTGTAGGTGATAAGGTTGTACATTGCGGAGCTTTTCATACTGAAGATCCTAAAGTAATGCGTGTAACTGGAATTCAAAAAGCTTCTTTTGAAGTAATCGAAGATGAACTGATAGATGAAATAGAATGGGATGCTTTTAAAGCAACACCAAAAGAATATGTTGTTGATTTTCAAGGCGGTGGTTGGGCTTATAATTATCAAATCTATAAACTTGGTTGGAGTACATCTGATGGACACTCATAAAATAAAGGTAGTTGCTGACTACGGCGTTAAAGGTAGAGAGAACGAGGTGCTTGCTTTAATTAAAGTTCCTTATCAAATACATCATAGTGACGCAGAAGAACAGGCTTATGCTAGTAATATTATTAAGCTGTATAATGATGTGAAGTCTTTGTATGTCGATCATACTGAAGGAGTCATTACTGCTTCATTAACTCTTGAGCATGAGGATCTTAATATATGAAACAAATAACACTCGATGTCAAGGATGCTTCACCGTCTGAAGAAGGGCCGATAGATGAGATGGTGCTTGACTTTTTAATTGAGCGTGGTATAATCCCATCTAGTTTCAGATGGAAAATTGTAATTGAATATGAGGATAATGTAAAGTGACATCCAATGAAATAGATAACATGTGTAATACTATAAACAGCATTGTTAATAACATGTCTTTAGAAGATTTGAAAGATTATGTTTATTGTACTATGGAACAAGAATGGGAGAGCGGAGGATCTGAAACCGTTTTACAATACATTGATTCAGTAACAGAGAAGGAGCAAGAATGAGCGACACCGATCCTAATGCAGAGTTCATGTCTGCACTTGACGATGCTTGGGCTATGCACTGGTCACATAACTACAGTGCTAGACCAAACCAGAAAGTGTTCTATAAGTTTGCGCGTTTCTTACGGTATGAGTTTGATGATGGAGATATCCTTGCTGAAATAAATTCAGTAATGGCTGATCAGTTTCCTCTGTTCTTAGATTATCTAGTGGGGAGTTAGCAATTATGAAAACATACACCATGACTGAGCATCAGTACGATAGCTTTGCATCTTCTAAATTTATTAAGATGATGTACCAAGACAAGATGCTAATTGCATCTGTTAAGCGTAAGCATAACGGTGACTTTGAAATTGTACCCGGAGAAGGAATTGAATTAAATTTCTATTCAGATATTTACATTCCCTTCATGATGTGGTATAATGCAGAGCAATTGAAGTTTAATTTTTAAATCCAAAAGACTAGGAGACTACACATATGGATAAACCGCCCTCGATAGTGACAGGTCAATGCTACTTCGCACACTTGCAAGTTCCACACCCTAACTACAATCAAACTGATCACTTCTATGAGTTAAATCTAGCAGTATCAGATGAGATCTTTGCCGCCTTCAAGAGTATAGGGATCAGTGATTTCTTTTTACATGAAGCAGGGTCAAAGAACTTCACGCCTGATCCAGTTATCAAGTTTGCTAATTGGGCCATGAACAAAGGGACAGGGGATAAGAAAGATCCTCCTCTCATTGTAGACATGGATAAGAAGCCAATGCCTGATGTTCAGATAGGCAACGGTTCTACTATCAATGTCCAGTGGTCGCAGTACAACTACGGTGACAAGGTTAAGGTAGTACGCCCTCTACTTCAAGCAGTTCAGATAGTAGATCTGGTAGAAAGATCAGAGGGATCAACCCCGCCTAAACTACAACCAGAGGAGGTAGCATTTTAAAATGGCTGAAGAAGAAGCAACCACACCAGCAGCAGCAGAGCCTAAAGCGGTGTACCGTAATGAAGATGTGGACTATGATGTATCCAAGCTTAATCAAGAAGGGCAGCAAGCCTTCATGATGTTGGCTCAGTTACAACAGAACGATCTTCGTAAAGTTGAACTTGAGTTAGGTCACCTACGAGCAGCTCAAGCTCAATACAATTCAATTATCAAGGCTAACTTAGACGAGGAGGCTAAGATACCTGCACCTGAAAACAACTAGATAGGAGATAACAGATGGCTTTTATTAAGCTCCATCTTCCCTGCCCAAGTTGTCCAAGTAGTGATGCCCTTTGTGTCGATGAAGACGGAAGGGCTTACTGCTTTTCTTGTGGCAAATCATTCAGTCAACAGGAGTATAATGTAATGGACAAAGATTCAACGCACCCGCCAGTGAGTCTTGTTACCAACAATAGTGAACCAATTAATTTTGAACAAGAAGGAGATTTCTATAGTCTAGATGATAGAGGTATCAGTAAAGCTACTGCTACCAAGTTTGGAGTACGCTCCACAAGAGGGACAGATGGTAAGATAAATAAACATATTTATCCTTACTATTCTGAGAGGGAAGTAATAGGAACCAAGACTAGAGTGGTAAGCTCTAAGGATTTCTATTCCAAAGGTAATCTAAAAGAAGCAGGTCTATTTGGTGAACAACTGTTCAGGAATGGTGGCAAGTACATCACAGTAGTAGAAGGTGAATGCGATGCAATGGCCGCTTACGAAATGTTGGGATCTAAATGGCCTGTTGTTTCTATTCGTAGTGGCGCACAGTCAGCAGAAAGAGATATCAAAAACTCATTAGAGTTCTTGGAATCATTTGACAATGTGATCATCTGTTTTGATTCAGACAAGGCAGGTCGAGAAGCTTCTAAGAGGGCAGCTAGATTACTTAAACCTAGTAAGGCTAAGATCATGTCTTTGCCAGAAGGTTTTAAAGATGCTAATGAGATGTTAATTAAACATCAACAAGCAGGGTTTGTTAAGTATTGGTGGGAAGCTAAAACATATACACCTAGTGGTGTAGTCAATGTCTCAGATAACTTAAACAAATTCATTAAGCGTGAGAAGAAGGAGTCTATACCTTATCCTTGGGAAGGATTGAACACTAAGCTGGAAGGACTAAGACAGGGTGAACTTGTTTTACTTACTGGAGGTACTGGCTTAGGTAAATCATCTGTCACTAGGGAGTTGGAACACTGGATCATAAACCACACTGAGGATAACGTAGGCATTATAGCTCTTGAGGAAAACGAAGAGAGAACTATGGATGGGATTGTATCTATAGAAGCAGATGCTAAGTTACATATTGATCGTATTCGTAATCAGTATACTGACGAAGAGTTGACTGATTATTTTAATACAGTGTTCACTGGTAAGAACAAAGATAGAGTGTGGATACATGCTCACTTTGGAGCAAATGATATTGATGCTATCTTCAGTAAGCTACGGTTCATGATCATAGGTTGTAACTGTAGATGGGTAGTACTAGATCACTTGCATATGATGGTATCCTCTAGCGTGGAAGGAGATGAGAGGAGGTCTATTGATTCTATTATGACTAGACTTAGATCCCTCGTAGAAGAGACAGGAGTGGGCCTTATACTCGTTTCTCACCTAAGACGTATAGATGGTAACAGGGGCCATGAAAATGGCGTAGAGACAAGCGTGAGCCACATCAGGGGCAGTCAGTCTATTGCTCAGATATCTGATGCGATCTTGTCACTTGAAAGGAACCAGCAATCAGATGATCCTATAGAGGCGAGTACTACTAAGGTAAGGATACTTAAATCTAGATACACTGGTGACGTTGGGGTAGCTACTCATCTCTTGTATGACAATGAGACAGGTAGGCTATCAGAATTAGCAGGTGATGAGCTTTCTAATTCAGATAGTGAAGACGGTGAAATCAACTTGGAATTTGAATAACTATGAAGATCCTATTTGATATAGAGACTGACGATCTGAAAGCTACTAAAGTGTGGTGCTTGGTAGCTAAAGATCTTGACTCAAAACAATTGTATACCTTTGGCCCTAAGCAGATAGAGGAAGGTATTCAACTGCTTGAGAAAGCTACACACTTGGTAGGCCACAACATCATAGGCTTTGATATTCCTGTAATAGAGGAGCTTTATGATCGTCCTAACTTGGCAGAGGGAAAGGAGATAATAGATACTCTTGTGTTATCTAGACTCTTCAATCCCTCCAGAGAAGGAGGACATGGCTTAGGTGTGTGGGGTACTAAGCTTAACCTAGATAAAATAGAGTTCAAAGAGTTCTCTGCTTATACTAGTGAGATGCTTGAGTATTGCATACGAGATGTGGAGTTAAATGAAAAGATCTTCTATGCGTTACGAGAAGAGTCGAAGGGATTCTCTAAAGATTCCTTAGCCTTGGAACATAGCGTAGCTAAGATCTTAAAGGATCAAGAGAAGCATGGTTTCTTATTTGATTTAAAAGGAGCAGAGATGCTCATGGCTAAGTTGAGATCCAATGCTAAGAAGGTAGAGATGCAGGTTAAGTCTGTCTTTAAACCTAAGATAGATAAAATAGATTTGTATCCTCGATTGACTAAGGCAGGTAAGGTAAGTAAAACATCTGACATCAACTCCGCTGGCAGTGGTAAAGGTGCTAGGCTTACTGAATCTGAGTATAATATATTGAGGAACAATCTTAACCTAGCGGGAGGATGTCTAACTAAATGTCCTCCTGTACCTAGAGTTAGTACGATAGAGTTTAATTTAAATTCAAGAGTACAGATAGGAGAGTACCTTCAGGATTTTGGATGGAAACCTTCTGAGTATACTGTGAATGGTAGACCTATTGTTAATGAGAAGACTTTAAGCGAGGTAAGAGATATACCTGAAGCTGATCTTATTAATAATTATCTGCTTCATCAGAAGAGGATATCTCAGATAGAGTCTTGGACTAAGGCAGTAGAAGAGGACGAGAGAGTACATGGTTTTGTGATACCTAATGGGGCTGTCACAGGACGGATGACTCATCGTGATCCTAACATGGCCCAAGTTCCAAACTCTTCTTCTCCATATGGTAAAGAGTGCAGGTCTTGTTGGGTTGTACCTGATGGCTATAGGTTAGTAGGCATAGATGCATCAGGTCTAGAACTAAGGATGCTTGCACATTACATGAACGATGAGGAGTACACAAATGAAATTATTAACGGAGACATACACACCGCTAATCAAAAACTTGCAGGACTTGAATCAAGAAATCAGGCTAAAACTTTCATATACGCCTTATGTTATGGGGCAGGAGATAAAAAACTCTCTACAATTCTTGGAGGAGGCACAGCAAATGCAAAAAGAACTAGAGAACATTTCCTTGATAATCTCCCATCATTTAGATCTCTTAAAAATAAAGTTGCAAGAGCAGCAGACAGAGGATACTTAAAAGGATTAGACGGTAGGAAGTTACATGTTAGATCTGAACACTCTGCTTTAAATACTTTACTACAAGGAGCAGGGGCTATTGTAATGAAGAAAGCTTTGGTACTATTCGTACACTACATGAGGGACTTAGATGCACGATGCGTTGCGAATGTCCATGATGAATGGCAGGTAGAGGTACGAGAAGATCAAGCTGAAGAAGTAGGGAAGCGCGGAGTACAGGCTATCATAGATGCAGGTGCTTTGTTTAAATTAAATTGTCCTCTTGATGGAGAATATAATGTTGGACAGAACTGGAGTGAAACACACTGAGATGAAGCAACTAAATATATTTGATGATATAAGTCCTCATAAATTGCATAGGAAGGATGATCCAGAAACAAGTAAAGAAGCTGCTTACTCTGTACCGCTGTCTAAAAGAAGAGCTTTTGTTCTTAACCTAATTGAAGAAGCAGGAGCTAAAGGAATAACTATTAGAGAAATGACTAAACAATTTCCTGATATGTCCTCTAGCTCTATAACTTCTAGACCTAATGAATTAGAAAAATTAGAGCTTATCTTTTACGCAGGAGATAAACGAGATGGCTCAAGAATAATTCGACATATTAAACACAAAACAAATCCACAATAGGGGAATACAATGTTGGATGAAACTAAAGCGGAACATGCTAAACATTGCATAGTGTGTGATGTAGAACTGACAGATAAAAATTGGTATCCTTCAAGAGTAAGTAAAAAAGAATACAATTGTATACCTTGTCATAACTTAAAAAGGTTAAAGGCAAGAGCGAAAGAAAAAAACTTTCCACCTAATTTAATGGCTCGTATTATAGGAATGAAAGTATACAAAGATTATGAAAAAATTAAAAATGGTCAGGTGTACATTCTATGTAACCCTGCCTTCCCTCAATGGTGTAAGGTAGGGATGGCAGTAGATGCGGAGGACAGAGTAAAGCAATACCAAACATCTTCACCTTATAGAGACTATAAAATAATTAAAGCATACAATACTGAAGATAGAAGAGAAACAGAATTAATAGCCCACAAAGAATTAGAGAAACACTACACCCGCAGAGGAGAATGGTTTATGTGTGATGGTGCTGATGCACAAGAAATTTTAGATGGTATGTTAGAAACAAAAGGGGAACAGCTTGACTTATTCTAAAACATTAGACACTTTAGTAGAGGATATCTACGATACTTTATCCTGCCTCTGTGAGCAAAAGGACTTAGACATCTCAGACGAGGCCATAGAGGACTTCGGAGAGCGTATGAAGGACGTTCTTAAACATTGGGCCACCCCCTACAAGGAAGCTAAAGGGCTGCGTATGAGCAACATAGGCCGTCCTATGAGGCAATTATGGTATGATGTTAAGGAGGATCTGCCTGTCTTTAATCGCTCTCAGCCACAAGTATTCATCAAGTTTCTCTATGGTCATATGCTAGAGGAAGTAGTTCTACTACTGACTAAACTAGCAGGGCATGAAGTGACTAATGAACAGAAAGAAGTGGAGGTCGATGGGATACTAGGTCACATGGATTGTGTTATAGATGGTGAGGTAGTAGATATTAAAACTACTTCAGGCTTTGCCTTTAAGAAGTTCAAAGAAGGTACGCTATCTAGAGATGATCCATTTGGATATATGTCTCAGCTTGCAGGATACGAAGAGGCAGAGGGTACAAGCAACGGAGGATTCCTTGCTATGAATAAAGAGTCAGGAGAACTTACTTTATTTAGGCCGGGAGACTTAGAGAAACCTAATGTTAAAACTAGAATCAAAGACATT